AGCCGGGTTATTGCTTTTTCTTCTTCTAAAAATGCCCGAGCCGATGCCTTGGCAAATGAAGTTATAGCTGCGACGCTAAAGACCGCAAGCAACTTTTTGCCAAAATCACCTAAGACTTTGTTTGATTTCTTAGTTGACTTTTCTAAATCCTTGAAACCCTTGTCTTGTAACTTTGTGAGTAGATTGATTGCAACGTCGCGTTGTGCCATTACAACCCCCTAGCGAATCGCCCTAGAAATCGCGTCAAAACTTGTTCAACTTCTTTGACAATCGCCGGCGCATTTTCTTGGGCTGCCTTGTATAAAATGCGACCTTTCTTCCTGCCCTGATTTATGACATATTGACGATTTAGGACAGATTCAAAGTCCTCGCCTGCCCTTGGATTTCTTGATCGGCTTTTATCTTTTGTTGCGTTGCCGGGATTCAAGCCTGCTAGTTCGAAAATCGCTCCTGCCGCCGTCTTGTTGACGACACGCAATGCTGCAACCTCGCGTAATTGTTTGCCAAAGACTCGACCACCGGCGATTGACGTGCGGCGTACTAAACCTTGGCGTTCAATCTTGATGCCCTTTTGAACATCGGCTGGATTCCAGACCCATCGGTTCGCGGCATCGCGCCCTCGATGTTCGGTGTCATTTGCCCAAGCTGCGGATGTATAGGTTGGAGCTTGGTCGCGCCAGATAAACTTGCCAGATCCAGTTCTAATATCATTTGGCACAAATGTCTTGGCTTTACTGACTAATGGTTTGGCTGCGGTAGTCAAGGCCTTTGACATTTCCTTTGCAAGTTCAGGATCGACTTTTTTTAGGTCACGGCGCAATTTGTCAAGATCAGGTACTAAAATGCCTTTGGCCATAGTCATCGCCTCCTTCTTGCACCCATCGTCTTTCGACTTTGAGCCTGTTCAATCAAGATAGCCCTGATTGATGTATAAACCGCAGGGTCACACGCCAGTAGGTCGTTTGGCGGTATCCCAGTTGCCACCGACAGTTGCGCCAATTCCCAGATATCGCCCTGTCGGTCTATCCATTTTTTGTATCAACCACCACGTCAATATCAGAAAACTGATCTAACCATTCGCTATTCAGCTCCGGTATTTTGGTATCACCTAACTGTTTTTGCAGGTAATGACCAAACCACCACAGATCCGTTTCGCGCTGCTCATCGATGATGCGCCTACGCCACCCGACCTGATGTTGCGCTTCAAACGCAACTTTGGCAGATGGCGTAAGGTCATAAACCAGCTCCTTGCCGTCTTTCTTTGTCAGCTTTATCTTTGTCGTTGCCATTTATTGTCCCCTATTCTTTTGATTTAGCTGGTTGCCTTTGTCAAGGCTGTTACTGGCAGCGTGATGCTTGCGGTTGCAGGGCCATCTAAGGTGCCGTTGATTGGCTGCCATTGTGAAACCAAAACCGACATTGAATATCGTGGATTGGTCGCTGACACTGTACCGCTCACTGGGATTAGCTCCAGTGCTAATTTTGTACCTAGGGCATCTTCAAAGATGCCATTGACGGAAGATGCTGCAAAATCGTTATACACCTCAAGGCTCACAGATGGTCTTTCAATACCACCTAATAAGTTTTGTACGGTGTTTGTCATTGCAGTAATTTCTACTGCATCGACTTCACGGCTTAGGCTAACTGAGCTAACAAACGTTGTGATTGTCGTCGCGCCAGCCTTGACGTGAACATTGTTTCCCATAAAGATGGCCATAATTGCTCCTTTGTTAGCCCATCAGTTCCAGCGTGTATCGGTACGCTAGATAGTCGTTGCCCGCCACGGTCACAGATCCGGCGGTTGCCGCCGTGACTCGTAGCGTTTTTACTGCACCGCTTAGTGTTACATCGCCTTCGATTGCGGCCTTTACCGAAGATGATCCTGAACCTGCAAGGTAACCATCGAGCTTTGCCTGCCCTGCTGTTTCGCTCATCCGTCCCACGATAAGCAAGACTGTGCAGTTTGCAGTGTCAAGTCCTCGGTTCATTGCAGAATCAAAAGTTATGTCTAGTTGACCTACTATCGCTGCCGGCACATTTACCGAATCAGGTATGTGGTCATAAGTTTTCAAGCCAGATATGGTTGACAGTCTGGTCTTCAGGTTTGTGCGAACAGTTGAAGGCACCATTATGCGGCCACCTCGCGCTTGTAGGCGCGCACCATCGCTGTCACATCACGGCCTAGTGGCGACATACGGATTGCGCCAAGATCGCCAAGGCCAAGTACGCCACCCGGTGAGTCTTTGCGCTTGTAAAGATCTGCTGTCAAGATTTGTGTTGCCACCTCGATGTCATCCGGCACAGATGGCCAACCCCATTTTGCAGTCACTTGTACACCGGGGCGCAGGCCATTACTAAATAAGCCCGGAAAGATTGGAAATGATTTGGCAGTATTGACAACGGTGAGCTGTGTTATTGGACGACCTTTTGTAATAGCGGTCATCGGTTCGACAATAAAGTCGGTGGTGATAGTCAGTGTGGTTTCAAATGTTCCATCGCCATCATCGTCAGTTTCAACAATCAATCCGCTTGTTGAGCTAATGTCATCAACAAAGGTATAAATGTTGGAATAGGCGCGGTAGGTACGCGCTGAAGCTGCCGCATCGGCATAAAATCGGCGATTGGCAATGCGATCAATGCTACGCGACGCGCTTTCGATTAGATTTTCAAGCAACGTGTCATCGGATGAATCTGTTATTGACAAGAAAGTCTTTTGATTAGTTAATGTCGTGTAACCGTTAGTTATAGCCACAGATGATCCTTTGCGTCAGGGACAGGTGACAATCGAGCGCGTTTATTTATGCAGACGCTCCACATCTTCATAATTGACACGCTCCTAAAAAAGATCATCTGTGGGTATAACCACTGGGCAGTTTCAAGGCTGCCCAGATGGTCATTCGTACTAGAAGCTCGGTGTTGCCAAACCAGTGCCATTGATTTGGGCAAAGGCTTTTGGATAACGCAAGCTGGTGTAGGCCAAAAAGCCATATAGCACGATATTGAGTGCAACCTTGCCGTTCGGCTCCTCGAAGCTGACATAGGTTGGCTGACCTGCCTGCTCGAATAGGTGTGACTCATTTAGATCAACAACGTGAATGGTGTCTTGGTTTGAACCAGCACCGCCAGTAATTGAAATGTTTGCATCTGTGATGATTGGCAGACCCAAAATTGAATATCCTGAGTTGTTGCCATAATTTGGATAACCATCACCAGTGCTCATTGCATTGACTGGGTTGTATGCAGTTGGAACTACCAATGGGCGATTTTGTTGATCAAGACCAGCTAGGAGAAATCCTAGACGGCGTGGATGCATAATCACTGCATTTGGTGTTGCAAAAACATTGCTTTGAATCTGTTGAATTGCATCTGCAATCTTTGGATACAGACCTGCAACCGTACCTGTGGTAGCTGTGTAAGTTACCAAGATGCCGGTGGTCATACTTTGAATACCAAGCGGCTGACCGTTTGACCCAGTTCCATTGATAATCAAGTCGTCAACCTTTGTGTTGTATGCACGAATGAGATCCTGCAAGATTATTGACTCAAGCTGATAACCGCGAAGTAAGGCTTGCTTGCTTACGCTGTTTTGACCTGCGACTGTATTGACGTTGATGGTCAATGAGCTGTCTGCTGGATCTGTGCTTACTGCTGCGGTGTTCTGTGAAGTCTGTGCAGCTACCTGTGTTCCTGTGCCAATAAGCGACAAGACCACTGACATACCCTGTGCTGGTAGTGCGTGCTTGCGTGATGCATCGGCAAATGGACGGCCTGCGCGTAGTTTTGGCGCGTATAGGTCTGTCAAATACTGTGGTACGACTAGACCAGAAAAATCACCGGTTGAAGTTGCGCGATATTCATAGCGCATTTCATTCTGGTGACGGCGAATACGCTCACTTGCTTCGCTATCGGTGTTGAAGTAATCCTTCACTGCATCTGCCAGGAAGCTGTTTTCTCCACGTTGGCTGTAAGTAAGTGGCTCATTGCCGACCTTAACTTCTGCCACGCGCTTCTCAACTGGCTTGTTTGCATCGACCTTAGCTGCGAGATCTGCTGCCTTGGCGTTGCGTAGTTCAATGTCTGACATCTGCTCGATTCTTTCATCGAGCTTCTTTACCTCAAGGTTCAAAGCCTCGACGTTTGCGAGTTCGACCTCGGAGATATCGCGTACTTCTTCTGCTGCTCGATCCACGATTTGTGCGATGAGTGCAGTCTTTGCGTCACGCTTTTCGCGCAAAGATTCTAAAAATGCGTTTGCCATTATTCCTCCTTGTATTAGGCAATCGGACAAGAAGGTGTTGACTCAGGCGCGCAAGGTGTTGCCTAAAGCAAGGTGTTACTGCGCCACGTCAAGGTGTTCTTTGACGTGTAAATCCTACTATAAATTTTTCAGTCGGTGTAAAATATCTCGCGCTATTTCAATGCGATCTTCTTGACGTGCTGCTATTGCATCTGCCCATCGCTTGCCAGCATCGCCACCCCATAGTGCCCACGCAATTCGACCATTGCTCGGATAGCCATCTTCACCGGGTCTAAATCCCTCAGCTTCTTTGTCAACTTCGTGACGTGCAAAAAAAGACCGCATCCTCAAAACTGTTGCGATTGGCAAACTTTTACCACCGGCAATATCGCGCGCCCGAGCGATTCCGACAGCAGTGCCACCTCGACCAAACTCACGCCGCCAAGCCAAGCCGCGTTGGGCTTCGTTTTTCATTGCAGCAGTTGGTTCATAGGTGCGCTGGCGGTTTTCTTTCTTTTTGCTATATCTAGGATGCCCACTATTAAGTAAATCGTTGTCACCGACATAGGCTTTGTTTTTTGGCGACCCAGTGCGTGCAAGATATAGAAAAGCGTTGACCCTCGCCATTGCCCACTGCGCCCTGCCGATGCCGGGACGATGCGATGTCGAATATGCACCAGCACCCCTGCGATAAACCGCTTTCAAAGCTCCTACTCGCACGCGCGTCCACGATGGCCTGCCACGTTTGTTCATATCAGCATTGTGATCATCTGCCTTTGTTTGTAAAGCCTTCGCGGTTGCCGCATTGATTGCGATGCCGCCTGTCTGCGTTGCCGCAGATCCAGGCTCATTTTTATCGCTGCCGCTTATTTGATCTTTTTTGGGCGCAGGCGCGTCAGCTCGATTTTGATTAGATGCCCATCGATTGCAGTAATAATTTCCTTGAATGTTTGCATCCCATAATGTGCA